TGTTTGCCATCTATGTATAATGTTTATAGCACTACCAATATAACATCTTTCTGGATGTACAATTGATTGAATTTTATATATACCAGTTATTGCCATTGTTAACAATTATAATTTCTCATATAATTCAAATCCAGTTTTAATTGGTCAACTTCTTTTTTTAATGTTTTCACAGCTTCAATTAATAGAGCACCCAGCTTGTCATATTTAAGACCAAGTTTATCATCAGTAATACCATATTTAGCATCATTTTCATCTGGAATACTATGTGAAACAACTACAGGAAGTATTTTTTGCACATCTTGTGCAATTAAACCTATTTGATTTTCATGTAATTCATCATTACATAATTCATAACAAATGCCTTGTAATTTCATCACTGTTGATAATGCACCCATAATTGGTTTAATACAAGTTTTTAAACGACAATCTGATGTTGCAATCATATCCACACCAACAAAACAACCAGAAGCACACACAACACCTGCAGAAGTTATTCTCATTCTTTCAGGAGGTATATCTCCTGGACCAGTTGTATTTCGTGTGAAAAACACTAAATCACCGAATGTATTTCCAGCAGTACTTGTATTAACAAGTGCAATATAAGCTGGTGATGAATCAGTAGATGAAGTAATATATCCAAATCCAATTCCTTGTACTGCACCAGCAGTCCACTCAAGATTACCAATTGAGATATATCTTCCTGCAAGTAATGATGTTGGTGCAGTATTATTACCACCTACTTGTATATTTAATTTTGAATAAGGTGTAGCAGTAGTACCAATACCGACATTACCAGCAGCATTTTGTAATATAATTGAACCACCATCAGCAACATTATATTCAATTGTTTGAAGTGCAACACATCTATTTCCAATAGCAGCAGCACCTATAACATTAAATCTTAATCCAAATGGATTTGAACCAGCAACTTCACACGAACTAATAAAAAATGTATTTCTTGCTGATGTATCAGTTTTTACAAATCCTGAAGATGTTTGCAAAACAGAAACTGGTATTACTCCAACACCAACACAGCCTGTAAATACTGGTGAAGAAATAGGTGCATATGTATTAGCTAAATTTCCACCCAAACATAATGCATTTCCAGCAGTCGTTGCACATAGTGCAGTACCACCAACAGCTAAGAAACATGCGGGTACACAACCACAAAGTGCTGATGAATTAGTAGCAGTAGCATTAATACCTAAATAGGTTAATGCCAAACATGTACCATTTTCAATAAACTTAACGGCATTTGCAGAAGTTGAAGCACAAACAAGTGGAGAACAAATACAAGTTGAACCCAAATGAACTGGACCACACAAACATGTACTACCAATAATAATTGGTGAAGATATACAAGTTGAACCTAAAACAATTGGACCACAAACACAGGTTGAACCTATGGAAATTGGTGTGCAAACACAAGTACTACCAAAAACAATTGGTGAGCAAGCACAAGTTGTTCCAATTACTATTGGTGAACAAACTTTTGTCGAACCTGATATGATAGGAGAACATACTGCTGTTCCAAAATAACCACAAGCACCACAATGAATAGGTGAACACGAAGATGTACTAAATAAACCTATTGGAGAACAAACACAAGTTGAACCAATAATTATTGGACTTATAGCACAAGTACTGCCACAAGTAATTGGAGAGCATATACAGGTACTACTGAGAATTATTGGACCGCAAACACATGTTGAACCTATTGTAATTGGTGAAGTAGCACAAGATGTACCACAAATTATTGGTGAGCATATTTTTGTGCTTCCGGTTATTGTTGGAGAACATACATATGTACTTGCTTTAATATTACCTGTAATTGACAAACTCGTACCATCAAAGGTCATATTTGGATTTGAACAAATTTTTGTTCCCGAAACATATGTGCCAACACCATTTGCAGTTGAACCTGTCCAAGAAATACCACTACCGGAAGATGTACCAGATAAAATAGTACCATCACTTTTAAAATATGCTATTGATGTTTCTGCAGTTTTAGCCGAAACATTTGTTAATTTAATTTTTGGACTAATGGTACATGCTGATGCACAAACAGTTGTACCACTAAGGATTGATGAAGCGTAAACGCTTTGAATACTAATGGAACTATCGAACTCTAATAAATTCATATTATATATTTATATGCCACTATTATGTACATATAAATACCATAAAAAAATAAAGTAAGCCTAAATGACTTACTTTATTCAAATAATAACATGGAAATATAAACCTATAGTTGTCTGAGTTCAATCATTAATTGTATGACTAAATTTGTTTGAGTTGCTGATTGTAATGCCACATATTCCTGTGCATCTTTAACTGAAACACTGCATTTGTTCCAATATTCTTTTGATACTTCCGGCATTGCCTGTAAATCTACAGTCTTTTTAAGTTGAAGATAATCTGCAATTAACATCAATGTTTCATAATTATTACCATTAAATTTCCATACATTAACAGTATCGACAATTCCGGAATCCCAAGGTTTTGCAGTTAAACATTTTTTAATCATCAATGGAATTAATTTATCTTTTCCTTCAAACTTATCTCTATATAAAATATAACGTTTAAGTAATAAAGGAATATCATAATTACTAATATTATGTCCGCAAAATGTTAAAAAATATTGTGGAGAAGAATTTACCGCATCAGTTGATAATTGTCGTAAAACATCCATAAAAGTAGCAATGACCATATATTCATCGTCATTTGTAATTTTTTTAAAATATCTTTTAATTTCGCCATTTTCAGAACGTAATTTAGCATATGTTATTGCTATAATTTTACAAAATTCCGGATGATAAACAGCTTTTTCCTGATATATATCTTCAACAACTAATGGAGTTTCATTTATTACCATACCTCCACTATAACGTTTAGTTTCAAAATCCGTACCATATTTTGTTTTAGACAAATACTTCCAACGTTCATATAATGCGGGATTTTGTTCTTTTAATATATTCAATGAAGGATATTCCAAAACTGCCTTAACATTGAAAAACAGCATATCAAATATGCTTAATGGATGAAAAACTTCTTCAAAGAGTTCCATTGGTTTATAAATTTATTAATATACAAATATATAGTATTTATGAAAAATAACAAGCATATTATGGAAAATAAAATACAAACTCATGGTGTACGTAAAATATTTTTTGATTTACTTCGAGATACAAATTCTACAAAATATAGTCTTACTTTAGTTGCTTCATTGATTGGTTTATTACTACTTTCGGCAACCGTTATAATAAGTTTAATAATTATGGTTAAAGCAAAAACAATTGACCATACACTTATTGTTGAATTAATTGGTTTTGTATTAACACTTTTAGGTTATAAAAATGGTTTTGGATTTAAAAAGAATCCACAAACTCCAATTACTAATACCAAAATTGACCCTTATGTAAAAGAAGAAAAATTGCCCAGAGAAAAAATTGATGATACTACCAATGATAGTATCAAACATTAAAAATAAACCGAAGTATTTTGCTTAAACCAGTTTGTTTATTTTTTAAATTATCATATATATTTTTAACATCTTCAAAACCATATGATTCCAATATTTTTAAAGTAAATTTTTGTGTACTTTTATCATGTTTAAGAATATAACGAATATATTTACTTTTTTGAATATTTAGTCTCATTTTTTTTGCTTCTATTTCAGCAAGTAAATCCTCACCGACTTCCTGAAATTCATTAGCAATTTTAGCTTTATTTCTTTTGGTATCATCTTGGAGAAAATTTGAAAATGATTTAATATCAATATTTTCATCATCAGAATCAATAGATAATATTTTCTTATCAATAGTCATAGTTGTTTATGCACTATGGGATGCATCAATCCTTATTGGTGGTATTGTCGTTTCGGTATCTCCGGAAATAGTATTAGATTTTATTGTCCTCTTTTTTCTCTCTTTTTTTGTTTGATTTAAGCCATCAATAAAATTATCATTAAGTTTTTTGAACGAATTTTCTTTTAGTTCATCCAATTCCAGAAAAAAATCTTTAGCTTTTTTTTCAAGACCTTTTTTCATTTCTTCCATTTGTGCCTTAAATTCTTCTTCTTTTTCAGCAATTTTTTTGTTTGTGTTGACTACAATATTAACAAAAAGAATCAAATCATCAATAACAACTTCAGAATTTTTAGGAAAAATTTTTAAAAGTTTACCTTCTTCAACTTCATTAATTACTTCAATACCAATTTCATTATTTTCGTTAAATACCCAATTTTTTGGTATACCAATTTCCAGTTCATACCAGCCATTAATAGTATTTCTCGTAATTGATGATAAGCAATTACTGATTGGTTCTAATATTGATTCAACTTCTTTCATTTAATTAGGTATGAAAAAAATATTGCTAATGAAATCCACAATATTATTTTTTCAATTGATGTTAAAATAAATTTAGTATCCTTATTTAATTTAAACCTTCCATACACTTTTATTGTTAAATCACTTAAAATATAAACCATAAAAATGATGGAAGATATAAACAAAAACTTATATATTTCAGCAAATATATTCATATTATTCTCCGTGAGTCTGACCCGGATGTACTTGTCCTGCTGGTGCTGGTACAGGTGGTCCAGCAACAGGTCCTCCTGCATTTGGTACTGGTGGTGTTCCCGGTACTGGTGCAGGTTGTTGAAAGTATTGTTGAACAAGAACCAATTCTGCGTTAAAAAAACTAATATTTGCAAGTCTTTGAGACATCTCATCAATTTTTTGTCTATAATTCATATTTGGGTCTTGTGCAAGACGTATTAATTCAAGTTCTTCATAATATTTATCATTACTTATTTTATTAATAAGGTCAATTTTTAAATCTGCCATGTTAGTAATCTGATTTTAATAGAATTATTTTTGCGCACATAAAAGTACAATAATTAAATACTAAGTGCAAGAGTTTTTATACGATTTCAAGAATATTTTTTTCCTGATTTATTGATGTATCAAAAATATTATATATCTCTATCATCGTATTAATGATGTTTTTATTCTTTTGGTTATCAATTTCAAATATATTTCTCCAAAATTTTTCATAATATGCAAGAGATACTTCCTGAGTTTCTTTTTTATAAAACTGATGATAGAAAAAATCAAAAAAATAATTTCTTAAACCAGTATTTTTACTAAAATCAATATTTTCTTTTTTAAATTCATCACAAACCTTATTAAAACACCAATTGTAATGATTTTTTATATCATTATCATCACTAAGAGTTTCACTATCAAGATAAAAATCAACAATATAATTAAGTAAATTAATTGTAAAATCTTTATAAATTTCAACCCTGTCTTTTACGATAATATATTTTTGACTACTGCCCATAATTAAAATGAATTAAAAAAATCGCTTTTCATGATACTTAAATCAATATCACCAGTATAACCATTAACTCGTCCGATTTCTGTAAATTGCCAGATTTTCCAATCTGTCCAGCCATTTGGAATTTTTGGTAAACTAACTTCTGGATTGTTTAAATATGCAGCAATCCATAAAGGATTTTTACCAAATATTGGACTTGCATTAGTATCAAAAAAACTTTTATATGTGTATATAATAACATTAATGTTTTGTTCGGATAATTTTTGAATAAAAGTACCGATAAACCTATTCATATGGTCAACTTTATTGGTCCAGATATTATAATTTGAATATGCCTCAATATCCAATACTAATGGTAATGTAACTTCAGGTAAAAGATTTATATGTGTTAAAACATTTTGTACTTCATCGTTAGCATCATTTTCCGGAAGATTGACATTTCCTGGTCGGGCAAAATGATAATAACCAACTTTAACACCATTTTTTAACGCACTAAGAACTCTTGCATTTAAATTATAAATATTATCTTCATGGTAACTATTTCCTTCTGTTATTTTAATAAAAGCAAATTCAACACCAAAATCATGTGCCTTTTTCCAATTAATATCTTTTTGGTATTTGGAACAATCAATTCCAAGAACACATTCCAATTCATTTAATCGTTTATTTGATATTGTTGTTACCATTGTCATAATTTATATTAATGCTTTTAATTTATTTTCAATATCTTCATCATATTTTATTCTTATGAGATTTATATCATTTTTATTACAAAATTCTTTTTTTATTTTATCTCTTTCTTGTCGTATTTTCAATCCCTTTTCTCCCCCAAAATATTTAACCGTTTTAAAATGTTGTTTTCCATCATATTCAATTAATGTATTATAGTCAGGCAAATAAAAATCAAAATATAATGAACGTTCATTAATACACCCATCAAATTTTTTCTGATATTCATAATTTAAATTATTTTTTATTAAAAATTGATTAATTTTAATTTCACCTTTTGGTTGTTTGCATTTAGGACATCCTTGACCATAAATATGATTATGTGGTGTTTGTGAAAAAATACCATGTTTAGGACATATAATATCTATCTTAATTTTATTACCCACATAATTAACCAATGAATAATCATATTTATTATTATGTATTTTATTTACATTTTGAATAAATTCATCAGATGTTGGTTTATATTTTTTTGCACATTTTGGACATCCTTGACCATTCAAATGGTCTTTTGGTTTTTGTAAAAATTTACCATGTTTATAACAAATTATTTCAATTTTATGGTTTGCATTAAAATATTGTACCAACGAATAATCATATTTATTATTATGTACATTATTTGCTTTAATAATATATTCTTCTGTTGTGGGTTTATATTTATTACTACATTTTGAACATCCTTGACCATTTAAATGATTATTAGGTCTTTGTTCAAAAATACCGTGTTCGGGACAAATAATTTTTATTTTTGTTGAATTATCAATATAATTTACAATCGAATAATCATATTTATTTTCATGAATATTTTTTGCTCTTTCAATAAATTCAATATTTGTTAGGTTTATGCCCATAATATTACTTTCATATAAATACTTTTCAATATGAAACATTTGGTATCATAGTTATCACATAAAAAAAAAGGCATCTGAAAAGATGCCTTTTTTATTTTAAAGTTTATTGTTTTTAGTGTTTAAATAATCTTCTGGTTTATAACCAAGTAAATGTTTCATTTTATTGAATTGTTCATTTACTGGACGCTTTTTAGTCTTCTGTTCATTTTCATTCAATTTTTGGACAGGATTTTTCATTGCAAATACTTTTGTACCATCAGTAAAGAATTTATTTTCATTCATTGCCTTAACAACATTTTCATTTATATCAACTTTTGATGTATATGTATTACCCATACCTTCAAGACTTAATTTTTGAAGTTTTTCAACTTCTTTGATATCGGTAATTTCTGTGACTTCTTTTAAATCAAAATCAACTATTTTTTTCTTACCAAGAACATCAAAATATTTACCAGATACCATACCTTCTTTAAGTCCAACTCTTTCATTCCAGCCAGTTTGTTCTTTGTCAAATTGTACTTTCTTTGCTTTAGTTTGTTCGATTGGTTGTGGGTCTTTGTTATACATAGGTGCTTTACCTCTGAACTCAAGATTTATTTGACGTTGTTTATAATTTTCATCACCCATATCGGCTTTCATACGGTCTTCAAATCTCTTACCAGGTTCATTATCATAAACATAATCTTTTAAGTTAAGTTTATATTTCTTAACTTCTTCAGCTTCTTCTGTAGTCATATTACGTTTTGGAATTTCATCACCTGCATCATTTGCCGAATCACCAACATCTTTAAGTGCTTCTCCACTTTTTGCGTCAGTTGCTTTAATTTCACCCTTTTCAAGTTTTTCACCTAATTCATAAGGGTCTTTAACTTCAGTTTGCTGGTCATTATATTCCAAAGCATTTTCAATATCTACAATTTTCGAAATTGAACTATCTTTCAAATCTTTTTTGAAATTCTTTTTGTTTTCAACACCCAGACGGTCTTTGAGAACTAATGCTGACGGTTTTCTGTCTTCTGTCATTTTTTTAAGTTTATCTTGATGAATTGAAAATGCTTTCAATTCGTTATTTATTTCTTCCAATAGGTTAGCGGATTCGCTTATGCTACCACCACCACCTGTACTTCTTGCACCCATGTCCACATTCGTACTCTGGTCGCCCGTAGGAACTGCTTTATTTGACATGGACATTCCATCTGATTGTATCATAGTCTGTGTTTCTTCTTTAACATTATTTTTATCAATACCCATTTCTTCTCTCCATCTGCTGTAATCATATACTAAATCGTGTCCAAATCTGTAAACACCAATATCAGTTTTACCATCAGGATATTTAGCATTTACAAACTGCCATTTAATACCATTTAACATAAAAGGTTCTTCACCACTTCTATCTGATATATATTCTACAACATCATGTAAACTCAAAGTTTCATCAACCTTCTCAGGTAAATTTTTATGTTTTGTCGAAGCAAAATCATCAGCATCTTTATAACTCATAGAATCTGCTGCTTTTGCTACCTTACCACCAACTTTATTTGGACTTAATTCACCCTTTTGAACAGCATGAACCATACCCATAAATCTTTGTTGTGCTTTTGATTTTGATTTTTCATCAAGATTTTTTGATTCCAATTCACCTGTTTTTATTGTATTCATTTCAGTATCCTTATCAGCTTTATCCCAACCCTTTACAGTATTATTTGTAAAAGCTGAAGTATCATCGACAATAGTATTATCTTCTTTAGCAACACTATTTTTTTTATTAGTTTCTTTCAAAGTACCGGAAATACCATCATTTTTCAAATTTGGATTATCTTTATGTGGAAAGAAAGAATTTTTCTTTGTCATATCATTATGAAGAATATCTACATCTTTGTCTCTCATCAAGTCTACATCTTGGTCAACAAATAACATAGTATTGTCACTAATTTTCTTTTCCTTTGCTTTACGGTCAGAAGATTGTGATATCGGACTTACACCCATACCCTTATTACTGTTTGTATGAGTTGATTGATATTCTTTACCAAGTCCTTTATTAAATGAATCATCTTCATTTAATATTTTAATAAACTCTTCAAAACCATTAGTTTCTGTTAAATAATTACTTTCCTGAATAATTGTACCACCTTTCCATGCAGGAGTTTTCTTTACTTTAGCTTTACCTTTGACTTTCATCAAATCACCTGAACCCCACATTGCAGGACCATAATATGGACCACTGCCACTACTATTAGTACCATCCGAACCACCACTACCACCACCAGTACCAGTTGTTTCATTTAAAATATTACCATCATCATCAATTAAACTTAAATTTCCGTGGTCAGAAACATACCAAGTATTTGGATTGAAATTATTTTTTGCTTTCCATTTTTTAATAGCATCGAGAGAATCCCTTGTCTCAATAAATTCACCAACATATTTACCACCACAGGAAACAATTTCTTTATAACCATTTGATTCGATAAAACAATCATCCTGTTCAGGTTTATCAGGCATATCTACTTCTTCAGGTTCAGCAACATTCAGAGGTTCATTTTCAGCAACTTTTTTCTTATATCCTAAAGGTGCAGTATATTGACCTGTACCACCACCAAATGCACTACCCATACCACCTGCGCCACCTCCAGAACCTGTTGTCTCTGCCATACTATTAAGTACTTCAAGATTATATCCAATACTTTCAAGTTCAGCTTTTAAATCTGCATATTCTTCAGGTGTTGCCGGACGACTTTCTTTTGCATATTCCGGAGAAGCAGATGTGTGTTGTCCTACATGTGAATATGCCATTTTATAGTTTCCGTGGTCATCTTCTTCTGGAAAATAAGCAAATAAATCAGGATTTCCAGGGTCTTTTTCATTAACTAAAAATTGTACTTTAGTTAATGGTTCATCATTCTCTTTAACCACTGGTTTCAAACCAGTTGGAGCGAGTTTTGTGGGTTTTATATCACTTTTATGTTGCATAGTTTGTACTCCTGTTTTTTTAAGTTGATTTATACCGCTTTTATCTCTTCTTTTTTTCTCTTTAGGGACTGCTTGTTTATATTTTTGTAAATATTTTGGACTATTGAGAACATAATCATTAAATAACATATTCTGAATAGTTTCATTATAATGATAACCATATTTTTCTTCACCGTTTTCAGCCATTTCTTCATATTTAGCTGATAATTTGGGGTCTGAAAAAACCAACGCTTCCATTTTAGCCAAACTGAAAATTTTCTTTTTTAATGACTGTTCAACTTCATTCAATCCATTATCAATTTCATATAACATATCAGTAGCTTCACTTAATTTTACGTGTTTTTTATTTATCACATCATTAAATGTTTTTTCATATCCTTTAGATAATTGACTAACAGGTTTTTGTAATGTTGGTTTAACGTCTGCCATTATTTTATATCACTTTTCCAAAATTCTCTTTTCTGCCATAATACTTTATAAACAGCTTCCATTGCATTTTTTATCGTTGAAATAAGTTCATCTCTTGATGCACTATTGCCGTTACGAAGTATTCTTTTTATCTCTTTATCAAGGTTGTCATTAACAAATTTTTTTATTTCACTATTAACAACAGCTTTAACATCAGTATTGTCCATTTTATATTTATCTATCGTTTATAAATACTTGGCTAACATGAAAAAATGATTATAAACAAAAAGAACGCATATCATAATTAATATGCGTTCTTTAGAAATAATAAAAAGTCCTCCACTTGCGGAGTATATTACTTAAAACGAGTGTGAAAGAGTTATTAATGGCATAATGTGACCATTAATATATCCCACACCAGCACCAATAAGTTTATTATATGCGTCAACAGTAATTGCAGCACCAATTTTCACACCTTCAGCACCACCTATTTTATACTCTGTTAATAATAATGCATTTACAGAATAATAACAATATGCATCTTCTGTTGAAAATTTACCATATGATAAACCAAGTCCAGCACTTGTTAATGAAGTGAGATTTGCTGGTTTATTCGAAAAATCAATAGCAAAAGCTGTTAAAGTAATTACTGGTCTGAATAAAAACTGCATATTTGTTGTAGGAACAGCAAAATTAGGATTAGCAAATAACGCTTCAGCAAGTTCTTCTTGTTGTTTTTGCATTACACGTTTAATCGAATTACCAAATCCATACCAAGGACTTTGGGTGCTTTGAGCACTCAAGGTTATTGCAAACATTAATAATACAACAATTGTTAAAATTTTCTTTTTCATTATTTTAAATATTATTTTTGTAAAACGTTATTTCTCCAATATTTATAAAAAATATCAAAATATGATTCAATTTTTTTAATTATTACATCATTATCAGGATTATCAGCAGTAAAATCCGGAAGGTAATTGAATTGAATTCCTGTAGTCTTTTCATCCGGAGTTACTTTATAAACAAATTGTAAAACACCATCAATTGTACCACCCCAAAAAATCAAATTATCATAGATACTTAACTCAGTGAATTTGATATCAACATTCATATCGTTAAAATAATTTCTGAATTTTTCTTCCTCTTCACTTTGGTCAAAATCGGTCTTTTTATTTACTTGTTTATTATCTTCAGTATCATCAGGAATTGCAGGATTTGCGGGAGTATTATCTGTAGGATTATTAGTTGCTACAACATCTTCATTTAAATCCAATTTACGATGACGAGTTATTTTAAGCAAATCTCGCATACTCAAATCCTTTGGAATACTATCAAGTACTTCATTAACATTGGCATTATATTTACCATCACGCATTCTTTTCATGAGTATTCTCATTTGATTCGGAGAAGTTTTATCGTTGATATTGTTTTTCATACTATTTTTTTCTATAAATACTTACAATTCTTTTTGTAGCATTTCATTAAATTTTGAAATATTAAATAATGGATTAATATCACTACTGTCTTCAATATAATTACTGCGAAAGACAATACCTCTGAATTTTTGTGTATCTTTATGATAATCATGAAATTCAATACAAGTTCTTAATATACCAAAATCATCACAAAGCCTTCTGCATAATAAAGCAGTATTTTCAATTTGTTCCTCAGTAAATTTTTCCCAATAATTATATCCACGCCATTCTTTTTCTTCAATATTTTGTGGTTCACAAACTTCATTTAGCCAATTAATATACTTATTATTGGGAGCAACAAATAATGCTCCCATATTTTCCAGTACAATTGAAATTGATTTTTTATCAGCTTCTTTATCACCAAGAAAATCTGAATGATATTTGGGGTCAAAATGTTGATAAATTTCACCTGTCCTTGAAACTGTGAAAGTATTCCACTTTTTAGTTTTATGATAATCCTTATTTTGTAACCTGATAATATGATTACCATCTTTTCTCAAACTTGTTGCTAAAATAATCTGGGTTTTAGCTATTTGAGTTTTATAGTGACTTTTCTCATCAGTTTTATATTTATCACTGTCTATGCGCAACATAATTTAAACATATTTAACTTCAATTCCACATTCATTAAATAATTCTTCTGCAATTCTCCAACTTTCACCCCATTTTTCATTATTAAAATCAGGTTTAGTACAAACAACTCTTTTAATACCTGATTGTATTATTGCTCTGGCACAATCTACACAAGGATATAATTGCATGTATATTGTGGCATTTCTTGTTGAATCACCCTTTTCTGCTGCCGAATAAATTGCATTTCTTTCTGCATGTTCAGTATATAAATACTTCTTATCTTTTTCATACCTACTTTCAATAGAATCATCAGCACCAATTACAAACCCATTATAACCCGTTGAAATTATTCTGTTGGAATCATTAACAATTACTGCTCCAACCTTCGTGGTTTTATCTTTTGACCAACCAGAAATGTGTTTTGCTAAGTCAATAAATTTTAAATCCCATTTTTCTGTACTCATAATTTATTTATTTAAAAATTTCATTTAACCAATTATTTCTTAAAGCATTATGATATGCACCACCATATTTTTTGGAAAATTCTGTTTTTGTTTTACAATCTTTTGCTGCTAACAAACATTTATCATATGTCCAATATATTATATTATATGGTAATTTATACATATGCTCAGATATAATATCAATCCATTTATTTTTCACTGCAGTACTATATCCAACAGAACATTTTTCTTTAAATTCTTTTTTAGTTAAATATTTTAATGCTTCATTTTTACATTTATCAAAAGTCCAAAAAATTTCTCGTTTGGGTTTTTCCATATGAGAACAAATATCGTTTAGCCATTTATTTTTTTGTGCTGAATTATATGCACTACCAGAATTAATTCTAAACTCATTTTTGAATTTATACTTTAATGCTTCTGTTTGACATTTATCATATGTCCAAATTAAATTATTTCCACCAATACCGCCAGTTTTTGCTTTATTAAGTATACACCAACTATTATTTTTATATTCTTCAACATATTTACCTTCTAACATTATTGCTTCATCAACAAAAATATACTCTGTTAGTTGTTTAAATTTGGGTATTAAACCAGTTTTATCAATATATTCAGTTACCGCATCCTTATTATCATTTTTTCTCCACATCATTCTATTTTGAATATTATAAGTTAATCCAACATATACATGTTTATCCGAAAATTCATAGGAATAAACACATTTATGTTTTTTATTTCCCAATCTTATCATATGCAAACAAATATCATTTAAAAATTTACCCTTTCTTGCACTAATATATGCACTTGGATATCTTAATTTAAATTCACTTCTTGATGTACATTTTATTGATTCAGCATAGCAATTCTTTTTATTCCAATAATTTCTATTTTTTCTTTTTTTCATAATATCTATTTTAATAATAAATACTATGTTTTTTTAATTTTCTTACTTCTATAAAAATTATCTTAAAACAAAAAGTCGATGCTTAACCATTTTTTTTGCTTTTTCAATTAAATCTTCCAAATCTTCCCTGTCATCATCGTTTGCGAAAATATCATCTGCATCCATTTTGCTTAATTTATCAACAATTTTCAAAGAATCTTTGAGAAGTGTTGCTTTTTCATGGTCTTCAGCAAGTTGTTTTTGCTGTTCTTTACTAATTGGTGTTGCCATAATTATTTAATTTTTTCAAATGCTTCAATTACCCAACCAACTACTAAATCTTCTGTAAATGCGGGTCTTGTTGGGTCGGGCACGCATTGCCATGTTGATAAAGAATGACTAAATTTTTTATCGTTTTTTTCAAACACAACGGTATGACCATCTACACCAAGAAATTCAATGCCGTGTTGTTTAAGTCTGTTAACCATTCTGGTATAACAAGCCAAATCACGTTCAAAATTGGGGTTTAAATCATATACATTCATATTATTTTATTGTTTAAATAAATACTAATTATTCTAAAATCATAGTCGATATCCCATTTTCATCTAATTGAACACTAATTAAATAATCAGGATTAATTTCATGTATTTGTTCAATTATTAAAACTTTTTTCATATGATTTTTAATCAATTGCAAAATATTAATGAATTCTTCAACACTGCCTTCCAAATCAAATTTGCCCATAATTTCATCAAGCAAAAACATCATTGGTTTTGCTTTGACGTTGATTTGATTTAAAGCAAATTTTAAAACAACACTTGCAAAAGTTCTTTCTTTTCCGGAAGCACTAATACAATCAATAATTGCTGTAGGTCGATTATTATATACCAATTTTGGTCTTAAATCATCCAAATCCAGCCAAACTTTAAATAGTGCTACTGATAATATATTTTCAAGTGTCACATTAATTTTTGGTAAAATATAATTTGATAATATTTGTGTCGGTATACCATCCCTATGAACACATTTTTTATACAATGACACAACAGAATCCCGATATTCCTGTTCTTTAAATGCGGTGATTAATTTGTTATTTGCCGCAATTTTTGCGGACTTTTCACCAATAGCAGTTTTTTTAAGATAAATATTCTCTTTCGAATCTTCTTCTTCTTCTTCCAAAGTCTCAAGTCTTAATTTTGCCGTATCGACAACCTTTTCAATTTTATGGTTTTCTTCAATTTGTAATAAACTATTATCATAGTTGTCAATTTTTTGTTGCAATAATTCAATATGAAGTTCTTCATTTTGAATTTTTGTGGGAATCTGGTTCAATTCTGTTTGAAAAATATTACGCTTATTAACATCATTCATTTCATTTGTAAGTACGCCAATTTCCTGCAATACTTCTTCCATTTGAAGAGCATCAGATTCAATATCAACACTAATATGACCAACATCAGCTTTTTTGGCATTAATAATTTCCAGATGTGCAGGTATGTCGCTTTCTTTGTCCCTAATTTCATTAGCAATACCGAACATTTCTCTTTTAATTTTAGAAATATTTTCATCAATATGTTTTAAATGGTCAGGAACAATTTCTTGTTTACAGGTAGGACAAATGGGAATTTCAGCATTTTTTCCTTCCATTAATGCTAATACTTCTTTCTTTTTTGAAGCACCGTCTTGTTTTAACCTAAATATTTCACCATTTATAATTTCAATTTGATGTTCTTCATCACGAATATTCTGTTGAATTGATTTGATGCTTAATCTTTTTTGATATTCTTCTGTTTTATGTGCTTCTTTCTTTTCAAGAAGTAATTTTAACCTCTCAGCATCATATGTTTCTCTTAAAATAGCAATACTTGCCTTTAAAACCTCTTCACGTGCTTTATAATCGTTTATATTGGTGGTATAGATACCAATACTCTTTTTAGTATCATCTACGCTTAAATTGTATATTTCAGGGTCTATTTTAAATAATTTCTTTGATAAGTTTTCGATATATGTTCTTCCGAATTGAACTTTATTACGAACTTCAGGAAGTGTGGTTGTTTCAATTGATTGAATTTCGTCTTCAAGTGCAAAAATTTCTGTTGTTAATTGTCCGTTTTGTTCTTCGGTTTTTAAAACATCACATACAACTCTGGTTTTTTCATTAATTTTTTTCTGATAAACTTTTAAACTTTCAAGTTTTTTATCAAAAATATCCAAACCACTATCGTATAATAATGAATCAATAAAAACAGCCATATCATTTGACAATATCCGGTTAAGTGTATCAGAAGTTGTCATTACAATACGCATGAAATTATCGTAATTTCCAATGATTGTTTCAATTTTCTGTTGAGTTTTTACTCTACGGTCTTCATCGAGTTTATCCAATGAAGTATTGATATCCATTGCTTCATCAGGATTTGTGAGCAAATAATAATCTATTGTAGTTGGAGCACCATTGATTTCGCCTGCTTTATTACGAGTAATTTCGGTTTTCTTTTTAATACCATAATATTCACCATTAGCTTCCAATACCAAATAACCTTCACAACCAGTAGCATCATTTCTGTTATTAACAAAACGTTGGTCACCATATTTCATACGTGTTTCGGTTTCCAATGTCTTACCAAAAAGAATATATGATATTAACTTCATTATGGTAGTTTTACCCGCAGTGTTTATTCCGGTTATCTGAAATAAACCATCCATATCCCTCCAATCAATATCAAGTTCATGATATGACATAAAATCTTTACCACCGAACTTAATAATATTCCATTCAATATTACTTACATCATCAAGAATGATATCTGCAGAAATTTCTTCATCAAGCGCAATAATGTCTTCAATGAGTTGTTTGTCAGTTCCAATTCTTTCCAGATATTCATTAAAAATTTCATGCTGAACAGTTGTTTCAGTAATATTTTCTAAAGTAACATTTTCATTGATTTCAATATTTTCACTTTCAAGAAATTTATTTTCATGAGAAATCGTAAAATTATTATACTTTGATTTTATGTATTCAACTAATTTTCTTTCATTTTCCTTAGTCCTTGTTTGTGGTAATGTACCCCAAATAAACCGAATTTTCATATATTTAGTAACATCAGGAATTTCAAAATCCAAATCATTAAAATCAGTATACGGAGTTATTTTAACATTTTTAAAAGACCATTCATTGGCAATTGGAACTTCCTTGACTGATATATTCTTCTTATCCTTAACATTCCATAATAAATAACCATGAAAAGCATCATCACCTTCAGAAACATCCTGTGCAATTAATGACCCGCAATATGCCATTGTTTGGTTCTTACCCAAATATTGCATTTTGTGTATATCACCAAACATTGATAATGTACCTTTAAAATCAGAAATTTTATAATATTGTTTGCTTTTCATTTCAAAACCTGTTGTGGATTTGCAACCATTAATAGGGTCATGAAATAAGTCAATAAAAGTAGAATCTGGTAAATTAGCAATAATTATTTTTTTGGCATCTTTATGTTTCCAAGGATTGTTATTTTTTTCTCCATGATGCCAAACTGCCCAAATTATATTGTCATCACCATAAAATCCTGTTTTATCATAATAAGTAACTTCAGGATTATTTAATGTTTTTACAATTGCTTTAATACTATCAACACGTCTGAGATTTTTCTTTCTGCAATCATGATTACCACGTGTTATTCTTACCGGAGCAATTTTACTCAACTCGGTGAGTAATTCGTGTGCTAATATTAATTGTTCACCCTGCAGGTCCAAATAGTCATGAACTAAATCGCCAACAATTACGATTCTGTCAGGTTTTTCCGTTTTTAATGAATCTATGAGGTTTTTAAATACATTTTCGTATTCTTCTTTACGTAAAGGTGCTTTTCTTATATGTATATCTCCAAGATGTGCTATCTTTTCAATCATTAAAAAATTTATGTTAATAATATTATTTTTACACAAATATATCTAAAACGCTCTTGTAATGCAAGAGTTTTTATAAATAGTCAAATGACATTTTGTCACTAAATGCTCTCTGGTGCAATATTTGTTAATATTTATTAAAAATAATAATATTAAAACTTAAAAGCCATGCCAACAGTAAGACACATTCATCCTTCAAAATTTTTAAATTTATTCTTTGATGAAGATTTTGAATTTCCAACAATTCATAATCCTTTCGAACATTCAGATTATGAATGCCCAATTCATGACATTATTGAAAACGACAAGGAGTTTGTTGTTGAAGCAATGATGGCAGGAGTAAAAAAAGAAGATATTTCTGTTGAAGTTGAAAAGAATAAATTACGAATTAAAGCAGAACGTAAAGAAGTTAAAGACCAGAAATATAATCGTAAAGAATCCTTCACAGGTATTTACAGAAGGTCGATTATTATGCCTGATAATGCTGATGTCGATAACATCACCGCAACAATGACTGATGGGGTTTTGACTGTAACAATTCCAAAACTTGCAACTGAACCAACTCCTGTTAAAAAACAAATCGAGATTAAATAACGCATATTGGTAGTCTCAAACTGAATGGGGTCACAGATTGTGACCCCTTCTTTATTCTGATAAATCCTCAGAAATATTCTTTTTTAATTTTGTTTTTATATAATTAATTTTATTACTTACAGTACTACTTGTAAGCTGAAATTCATTACCAATTTCTTTATAATTATATCCTTGCACATATTTCATATCAAGTAATGTAAAATCGGTTGGTGATAATTGTGTTGATATATAATTTACTGCATTACAATTTTCAAAATTACTTGCCGAATTACTATTTGATACGGCATCAAGATTAGCAGTATTAGTAGTAAAAGTACTATTAAAAAATGAACCACTATAATTACAGGATGTTAGTGAAGCTGATAATATTGTAGTACGGCATGCTGTAGTACATCGCCATTTATCAATCATATAATTTTTAGTAATGCTTAATACCCAAGATTTGAATTTTGATTTATTTTCACTAAAATCTTTAATATTTAAAAAAACTTTAATCAAAATTTCCGACACATCATCATCAATATCATAATATGTGGGATATTTACTGAGAATAAAATCTTTTACAATTTTTCTATAACGCTTATATAGTGTTTCTTGTGCTGTTTGATTTCCATCCAAAATATTTTGTATCAGAACTATATCTTCTTGTTCTTTGTTTATCATAAGGTTTACTCAACTTATAGCTAAAATAATCATCAATAGTTAAACCCCTTGCGCCATACAGACTTTTTATTACTTCATCAATACCTCTATTTTTACGAAGTAAATCCATATCCTTCTCATAAGGAATTTTAACTATCCTGACCCTTTCTTCGCAGTCCACATAAATAGTATGTAAAATATAAAATAGTTCAATAGCATTTTTATGTGCATCGGGGTCTAATAAAACCACAACATTCGGTTTTAACTCTTTCAATTTAAAAAATAGTGTAGTTGAAATTGTTTTTCCCAACATTGGTATAATATTCACGGGAAATGATAACATTTCAAACGCACCTTCAACAAGATATACAGTAGAATCCCAATTTATTAAGCCTTCATTAAAAATAATTTTATCCTTATCGGATTTTGGATTATCATATGGCTTTTTCTTTTTATTTACAATATCATAATTACGTGCAACGAAATAATTTACTTCACCGTTTTTGTCGTATGAAGGTATAATTATTCGTTTTGTATATTTTCCAGTAGTACAAAAACCAAGCCTGAATTTTAAAATAATATCTCTCGATATCATCCTATCATTAATCATATAATTATATGCTTCGAAATGTTCAGAATTTGTTGCATCCATCTCAGAAAACAATATCATTTCTTCAGGAAGTTTTACTGCAACATATTCTTTTTCATAATCTTCTTCAAATGTATAATCAGCATATATGCTTGCATATGATTTATACAGGTCATAATCAATCGATGTTCCAAATTCTCTTATTAATCTGCCCAGAGAACCACTAAATTTAGGGTTATCACATTTCCAACAATGAAATCCCCGTCTTGCAGTATTAATTTCCAAATTGAATTTACCATCCGGATAAGCAAGTCCTTCTCTTTCCTGACAATGTGGACAATTAATCTGAAGTTGTTCAGATACATTTATACCTTGAACATCGCCAAAAACATTTTGAATGATTGCGTGAAACTCCTGACCCCTAATATTTGCCATATACAAATATAAAAAAAATTTGCCTCAAAACAAAAGGTTTTAAGGCAAATCAGGTCCTTTTAATTAATTACTTAAATCTCTTTTCGTTGGCAAGAAATGGAAAAAATTGAATCAACCTGTTTAAAAATGCTGCAGGTACAATAACAAAATTTGGTGTACCAATTGTAGGTTGTGTTGTAAAGCCAGGATTTTTCATATAATTGGATTGAATTTCATGAAATATTGTTAATACTCCTTTTTTCAAATTATCATCATTTAAACCACCACCACCTTTAAGATTTTGAAGTTCATTAAAAATTCTTGTATAATCGGTTTTTGCCACTTGTAAATCATTTCGAAGATTTTGATTTTCACTTGAAAGTAATGCAACTTGTTCCTGAAGCCACATAATATCTCCACCTTCTTTTGGTGGAGCATCAATTTCAAACAAATCTTCTGATTTGGTTTTTAATGTTAAATCCACATCGCCCAATAAATTTTTAACAGTTTCTTTTGCTTTTATATCCCTTTCCTGTTCAGGAGTAAGTTTCTTTTCAACTACCTTTTCTGCTTTTTTAACAGGGGTAACTTTTTTATTACTACCTGTTGCTAATTTTACTAAATTACTTTTTGTTGTCATATTACGTTATTATTAAATTTGAATTTAAATGAGCAATGAGACCCAATTCATCATTCCAAATGAATCCTTCCCCTGCTTTAGCAGCACCAACAAAACCCTTCTTATGATGCCATTCTTCTGTACCAGTGAGACTTGAAAGATACCTTATTGTAACACCCAAATCTTCACTAACTGTTCTTGTCCTATCAAAAACAGCATAATTTACATTACGTTTTCTGTGTATGTGACCTAAATGCCATTCATGATATAAAGTTTCACTCCACATTGGTTTTGATTCAATATCAGTTGCCATTATCATTGGTAATGAAACTTCTTTTTCTTCGCCACCGTGAGTTAAGCCAAGTAAAACTTTACCAAATCTGTAATATTTTCTTGGTGAAGCACCATTATTAACATTAACTTGGGTATCTTCATGAAACCATGCTTCCAAAACAGAACCCATGTAATAACTACGCTCAAAATCATGATTACCGGGAATTACCACAACATCAATAGGAACAAGTGTTTGTTTCAACATATTGATTGCATCAACAAGAAGTTTTAGACCAACATTAAATGTTTTTTGCCAACGTAAATCTTCATCCTGTGGTGTACCTTTAGTTGTAGTATTATTAAGATTATCACTGTTAAAAAAATCATTGCCCACAGGGAAAAGTATTCTTGAATATTGAAATCCATTTGCTCTTAGTATTAATGTTTCAATTGTATTCAAAAATCTTTCACGGGCAATTTTAACATCATAATTTTCACCAGTTTCACCACCCCAAGCAAGTTTACCAATGTGTAAATCAAATATTGATACTTCAAAAAGATTATTTTCATAAATATTTGCATGATTTTTTTCATAAAATTTAAATACTGGTGGTTTATATGTTTTTACCATATCCTGAAACATTTCACCAATAACTCTTTCTCTTATATTGGCTCTGTTTCTTTCCAGACGTGCTTTAACCTGATAATTTTGAACTGTTACTGGCGAACCTGTTTTCCATGAAGTAACATCCCATTTATTAACAATATAACTCTCTACTCTCCATGTACTCAAATCTACTGCACATGCTTCAAGTAATTCGTCAAGAGTTTTTATATGGTCGGGAGGCAGATTTGAATTCCAAGTCCAATCTGCAGTTGCTTCATCGCCATCTTCATCTACAGTAAATTTAGTTTTTTCACCTTCAGGTATTCTGGGAATATCTGCTGCTGATAATGATACTGTTGTAGGAGCATTACCCGTAGTGCCATTAACAAAACAATAACTTGGTTCTGTTACTTCTTTAACATTTTTTTCGTAATTTTTGTAGGCATTATCGAACTTTGAATAAAGTTCTTCGGAAATTGCATTGTTTTCATATAAATCATAAACAATGGCTTTTACATTTTTTACATACGTGAACGAGTGTCCACATTTAACGGAGGCTTCTCTGACTGATATTTTATTTTTTATTGCATAATTTATAATTTCAATTGCTTTTTCAATTCTACTACCATTTATCATTACTTAATAATTTAACATAAAAATTATTTTTGTTATCAAAATTATGGTAAAATAACCATAAACACAAGAGTTTATATAAATACATTGCCACTTTTTTTTAGAAATCCCAAAGTTTCTTCAATTTTTTGACATTCTTTAAAAAAATCTACCTGAATACTTATGGGCATATCGAACCATTCACCCTTTTTACGACAATGTTCATATTTTCTTTGCAATATTCTTTCAATTTTATCAGCATGTTCCGTATAATAAACTTCAATTAATTTTAACGGTGAAGAATTTCCTGTCTGCAATTGCTCAACCCTTTTAGAAGGATTTTTTGATACACCTATTTTATAATAACCTTCTTCCAATGATTGTATTAAATAAATATATTTCATTTATCAATACGTAAGCGTACAATATAATGGTTTGATAATCATTCTGGGTTTTTCAATTTCATCCGAACTATAATCACAATTTCCAAAATCAATACTAATAATTTCTTCAACAGCAATCTGCCATTTTTCAACTGCTACTCCTGTTGGGTCAAGCATCTGAATTTCAAATAAAAATAATGGTAATTGTTGTGGTTCAGTATATATTTTAAATTTTTCAACAAATTTTATGAGATTAAATAATGCTTTTGATGAAGAATGTCCTACTGCATCTCTAAAAACAATTTTCATGTTTGACCATTTATTTTTAACATATTTAGGTCTCTCAATTGATTCAGTATACCATAATTCAAGTTGAAATTCATCGGGAAATTTTACCAAAAAACGATTTTGACGCATTGGTTCATATTCAACTGGCAGTGTCTTTTTTTCTTCCATATAATAATTTAAATTAATTCCACGAATTGTTACTAAATCTTCTTTCAGAAGATACATTGCAAATTTTTCGCCCTTATTTAGTCTTTCAGATACTTCAGCAACACTAAATTCTTTAACACAATATGTATGTCCATCATAACGGAATATTGGTAGAGATGGCACAATTACATTATCATTTTTAACTAAAGATTTAATATTTTCTGGTAATTCGGTAATTTCAATTTTTTCATCAAAAGAGAATTGACTATTATATAAAAACATTGCTTCTTTATATTCATTTTTTGAAACACCAGAATTATTCTCACCCCAATAATTCTCAAATTTATTTTCATTTATTTTTTCCACGATTTTTATATTTTTAAACATTAATATAATTTTTTAAATATTCTTCAATATTTTTTATGATATATGGTATTCTAATCAATTGAATATTATTGTCTACACAATATTTATTTTTTAATTTATCGTTTTGTTTTGAATCAAGATATGTTTTTTGCGCTTGTTCGTCAGAACATCCCCTAAAATTAACTGGTTCGTAATGTTGTTTACCATCATATTCAATTAAAATATTTTCTATTGGAAGATAAAAATCAAATGGCATTTTTTTATTATTCTTACAATTATCAAATCTTTTTTCTTTTTCAAAAATAATTTTATTTCTTTCTAAAAATTCTTTTATGATTTTTTCACCATGAGATTCATTACAAAAAGGACACCAAATTCCATTTTTTATTGAAGATGGTACAGCTAACCATTCATGTCCTTTATTACATTCCCATTTTAATTTAGTGTATGAGTTAATATATTTATTACTTAAACATTTACCACTTCTTTTTATTGCAATTTCTTGCATTTCCTTGATTGTTGATGGCATTAAATTGACACATTTTGGACACCAATGACCTTGTTTAATTATATGTGGCGTTGCTTGCCATTCATGATTTTTACAACACTTCCATTTTAATTTAGTTTCGACATTAATATAAGTTTTACTTAAACACTCACCGCCTCTTTTCGTTGCAATTTCTTGCATTTCTTCAATTGATAATTGCATCTTACCAGCACAGACTGGACACCAGCTTCCATTTATTACAATACTTGGTGTTGTTAGCCACACATGACCCTTACTACATTTCCATATTAATTTAGTTATATAATTAACATAAATATCACTAAGACATTCACCATTTTTTTCTTTTGCAATTTCTTGCATTTTTTTTATTGTCAATTTTTCCATTTATATTGATAAATATCTTTTTTTCCACATTTCTTTAGTAATAATACCCAATGTAATTAAACCCGCAATACCAACCACAAAGCTATCAGCCATATCAAAATTCATATCTTTGGGTGTTCCATCCTTCTTATAAAACCATTCAATTTCTTTTTCTAATTTAGCAACTTTTTTCCAAATATATAATTTTTTTTCATCACGATATTCTGGTGGAAAAGAAAGTGTTTCAATTGTTTCCATTTCACCAGTTTTTTTATTTTTCTTATTTGAAGTATGAACTAAATTTATAAAAAATAATTTTCTTGAATCATATACATTTATTTTTTTTGGATAAATGTTAAAAACTTTATATAAAATATAAGAACAAATTCCATTAAATTCATAAAGCATTGATACTGTATTAGAATTATTGCTTCCACCTAAAGGTTTCTCAACTACAATATGTATTATTTCACCATTAAGTTCATTTAATACACGTTCTTTATATTCTTCAATATATTTTCTGAAAATTTCAGCCTTATATATACTCCTGTTCTCAACAGATGTTTCTTTATCGGTTTTTAAGGCTAAATGTTTTAACTCAATTAATTTACCCTTTTCATCCCATAATGCACTACCAATATTTGTAGTACTTACATCTAACGACCAAATATACTTTTCCATAGTTACTCTATTTTTATCTGTTCACCAGTAACTCTGTTAGTAATTATGGTACGTTCTTTCAAATCATCAATCATTTTTTGAAGACTTTTTGGGTCATGAAGATATAACCTTATTAAATCTTCAATAACACCACCAATTTTCATGCTCTTTCCTTTGCAAAGAGATTTAAACCTATTATGGAGTTGTCCATCAATTATAATAGATTTTGGCTTAGTTCCATTGATATTAATTACTTTATCCATGTATGTATTATAAAATTTATCCATTATTTTATAATAAATACTAAGAAATTATAAAAAAATATAAAATGTATGTTTATTTTTTAAAAATCAATTGCAAATTGAATTGTTCGAGAAATATTTGCATTTTTTAATACGGGGTCATTAAATTTACCAATTGCAACAAGATTATTATTGCCATCATATAATCCAACCTCAGTTATTGATACAGATAATATATCCGGACTCCAAGTAGCATTGGTTGATGAATTATATTGACCCAGTGGTAATGGAATTGAAAGATTTGTCGGAAAAACATCAGCATGAATATCTGTACTGACATTACCCAAAAAATATATTTCATCACCAAAAGATAGTTGACCTGGCAATATCGGATAATTCAAATATGTTAAATTATAAAATTGATAAGTATTATAATTCATTAATGGAACTTTGAATACCACACTCATTAAATTAGCTGGTGTTAATATAAATGTACTACCTGTTGTATAACCAGTAACCTGATTAGTAACATTTACAATTCTCCACTGGTCTGGAAGCGGCTTTACATCAGATAAATTAGCATATGGAGAATTATCAATTAATTGTAATATAATATATATTTGATTTGCGGTATATCCAGTACCACCACCTACATTAGTACTTAAGAATTTAAAATCATCAATATCAATAAAATTAAGTCTTAATTCCTCATTATTCGGATTAGTAGTATCTATTACAAATGATTGTATATAGTTACAGTGAACAGCTTCAGTATAACCCGAAGCAGGAACTAAAATGTATGTACTAAAAATTGTAAAACCGTTTGCCATTATTATTAATTTATTTAATCATTTTATGGTATTGAAAATGTACTAACACTTGGACTACCTATAGTTGGAACAATACCCACACTACTTGAAGAGTTAGGTAATGCAACTATGTTAAAACAGTTACATCCACCATGACAAGAAGTACTATAATTACAGTAACAAATTGCATCACCGGAATTTATGGTAATTGTTGCATGACACATAGGTTGACATACATTAGGTGGATTAGTATTACATATTGTACAGAATATTGAACTATTACGACAGAATTGAACATCTGAAATTGCTGCAGGTCCTGAACCACAATAACATGTTCTGAATGCAAATCCAGCACATATTGCAACACATTGACCAGCACTTAATGCAGGTGTATAACAAATACGTCCCTGTACATTGCAATCAAACGAACTTGTATTACATGAAGTTTGAGATATTGTTAAAGTAATTGCTTTAGGAGTAATGCTTATTTCAGTACCATAAGATGTACCAATACTATTTGTTGCATATGCACGAATATAATAAGTAGTACCAGCTATTAATCCTGTTATATTACTTGAATATGAACCATTTCCACTACCATCAACAGTTTTGGTTGATAATACTACGGTTGGATTATGTGAAATATCCCATACAACACCACGAGCAGTAACTACAGCAGGAATACCCTGATTAAGTACATTACCACCAGTTGTTGCAGTAGTTAATGTCCAATCACTTATTGCTGTTGTGCTAACTGTTGGCAATGATTCTGTCTGGAAAAATACTTCATTACCATAAGAAATATTAACACTATTAATTGCATAAGCACGAACATAATAACCTGTACCAGTATATAATCCTACTAATGCACTTGTAAATACTCCCGGTCCTGAAGCATCAACTGCTATACCTAAATTAAAACCTATTGTTGGACCTGAAATTGTACTCCACACAATACCACGTTGAGTTACTGGTGAACTACCTTCATTGGTTACTTCACCACCTGATGTTGCAGTATTTGTTCCAATTGGACTTACTGGAGAAGTAGTAATTGTAGGTGCTGTAGGTACTAAAACATTTGTTGTAAATGCACTGTCTGCACCATAAGCAGTTCCTACACTGTTTGTTGCATAAGCACGAACATGATATAAAGTACTTGGAGTTAATCCAACTATTGAACTTACAAATATTCCTAATCCTGAACTATCAGTAGTATGACTACCGCCTATTGTTGGATTTAATGATGTACTGTAAGCAACTCCACGAGAAGTGACAGATGCTCCACCATCAAGAGTGACATTACCACCACCAGTTGCAGATATTTGTCCAATACCACTTATTGTTGTAGTTGTAACAGTTGGTATTACTGCAGGAGCAAATGCTGTATGTTCTGTTTGTGTAGCACCATTATATTGTACAAAATCTACTTGTATCCATGCACGATATTCATAAGTTGTATTTGCTGCCAAACCAGTTATATTGCTTGAAAAAGCACCTCCACTTGGACCAGTATTTGGTGGCAATGGTGAGAATAGCCATGTACTATCACCAAGTACTCTATATTGCATAGCATAATATTGATAAGGTGGATTTGTAGCACCTGACCATACATCTGTAGGTATAGAACTTCCACCCGTACCAATAATTGAATTATATGTTACTGAAGCTGCAACTACTGTTTGAACACTTGGTGTTGCCAAAGTTGTAGCAGTTAATTGATTTCCATTTGTTGTACCCGTACCTGCAATAAAAATTGCTTTATATAAATATGTCGTATTTGGTAACAAACCAGTTATTACCATAGTATACTGAGGTACAATCAATGTTCCAAGAACTGTTTGTTTAGTCCAGCCAGTTGCACCTATTGCTCTATATTGTACACCATATTCTGTAATATTTCCAAAATTACTAATGTCAAATCCACCAGTTGTAATTTTTTGGAATTCTTTTGGAGTCATAAATTCGGCAGTTGTTTTTCCTGTTACTATTATTATAGGTTCAGGAGGTGGAATACAACCACTACCAGTACTTGTATTAGCAATAAAATCAGGAAGTGTCCATGACCTATTTGCTTTATAGGACATAGCAAATAATAATTCTTGGTCTTCGATTACAAATATTTTTAAATCAGTAAATTGTTTACCAACAATATTACCATACGGGTCAGCCAAATCATAATATTGTAAATCCAAAGACCTTGTTGCACCTGTTAACAATTTAACATCACCAAATGCACTTAATATAACACCTAATGTTTTACCTGTAGATTTATGCCACATTATTGTAGGAATATTCAATCTCGGAGTTCTTAAATAAAAACCTTCACCATAAACATTTGCAGGAGAATCATTAGTATAATGAATTACACCTAATTTTTTTAAAACTGGTGCTTGATTTTGAATATAAGAAACAAAACCACCATATGGAGCAGTATTGAATTGTCCATATGTTATATTTCCTGATTGAACACCAGCAATTTCTTCAGTAAATATGATTGACATATTCCAATATGGAAATATTATCGTAGGACACTGACTATTTTGAAAAAAATCAATAACACTTTCATCAAGATAATCAGTTGCACTCATATTAAATATTGTATCACCACTGAAATTAATAAAATTATATAAAACCATAGCACCTGCCACAGCAGTTGGAGTAAAACCACTGAAATTTGGTAAATTTCTATCAACAGTAATAATCACATTATTAGTAGCTAAAGTACCGCCAGTAATGCTAACAATTTTATAAATTAAAAATGGTGTGGGATATGATTTAGATGTTGTATATCCCGTTGTATTTGCAGTTAATGTCCATTTAACAAGTAACAAATCATCAATCGTAGGTTCTGCACCGCTTGTACCATATGTTGGTGCTTTTTTCAGATAAATGGTTTTATTATTGGCAGTTGTCATTCCTGACATATAAATCATTGCATCCGGTTGTTTTATATGATTACTATCAACAATAAAAGTAAATCCTGTTGAAGTACCTGTTGTCGGTTGAAAAAAACCAACCTCTTCTGCAGTATTTGTAACTATATATGTTGAAGCCGGAATACTTGGAATTACATTGAATGGAGTACCTGATAAATTTTGAGGAACATAAGATATAATATTTGGATTTACGTCTACGGGTCTTAATATTTTAGCATTGAAAGCATCCAAACCCGTTTCACTATTAAAAATATAATTTATTTCACTATCACCAATGGCAAAATATTTAAAAGTCAAATTACCTGTAGATAATAATTCTCTACCACATGTGGTTAATCTGATGTTTAAAACAACAGGGTCTTTTTTATCAATGAATGCCATTTAAATAATTTATTTATAAATACTATTATATAATTTTTCTTTTAACATAATTTTATATTAACCAACTACCAAAAATTCAGCACCACCTCCACTAACTGTAATATTTGAACTGCTGCCCATTGATGATATTCCAATATAACTACATGTACCACAAGCACAACAACTATTTGATGCGACTTGATTAAAATAACACAATTTTTCATTTTGATGTATTGTAACACTTAATGAATATTGTCCACAACATCTTGCTGGTGGACCTGATGACGGTGAATTAGTTATAAAAGGTGATGGACTTACAATATGCCATATTCCACCCACACAACAATAAATAGTTGTTATGTTTTGACCACCAGTTGGGTTACAAGCAAATACTAAGTGTGATATATTAAAATTTACTGTAATACATTGACTTGTACTTAATGCTGGATTTGGATATATAGTACCGTTACTTTGTTGTCCTGGACCTGTACCATTATGATTAGTTCTAACAAGTGGAACATAAATATTTGGTAATGGTAATGTTTGTATTGTTTGAACCACACCATATCCCACACCCACACTATTCTTTGCAAATGCCCTGTAATATGTTGTAGTATTTGGTGAAAGACCAATAATTGATTTAGTAAATGTTATGCCCGTTGTACCTATTGTACTTGTGAATACTTTACTTACTGTTGGTACATTACTGTATATTAAGTTTGTACTACTTCCATAGAATGCGTCTTGTGTATACAATACGCCATACTCAGTAGCCAAGACACCACCATCATCAGTCATAGCACTATTATTTATGGTAAAGCCAGTTGTTGTTATGGCTGTACCTGTACCAGTAGTAACTGTTGGTACAAATGTTGGTGTTGGTTGTGTTGTTGTTGTTAAAATTGTACCTCTGTATGGTAAACCACCAATAACCATATATGCACGATAATCATATGTGGTATTTGGATTCAAACCATTGATTGTGGTTGTGAAATTATTAATTCCAAGCGGTCCGGTTAATGGTATTGATGGGAATAATTGCCATGTACCCGAAGGTGATGTTCTGAATTCCATTGCATAATTTTGAATTAATGCAAATTCAACAATATTAATACCACCAGTACTATTGATTGAATTTATTCCTGTACTTATTGCAGGTTGTGTTTCAATAAATGGTACAATTGGCGATGCTAATGTTGTTATTTGTAAAGTATTTCCGGTATATCCATATATTCCAACTTGTACAAATGCTCTATATTGATATGAAGTATTTACTGATAAACCAGTTAAACTTGTAGTGAAATGATTTGCAGAAAGTGCACCATTAAAAGTTATTTGATTCCAATTTCCTGTTATTCCTGTTCTGAATTGCATACCATATTGAGTAAGTAAATTAAAATTAGTTATAGCATTTCCACCAGTATTATTGATACTTCCGACTGCTGAAGTACCACTTATAGTATTTACAAATAATGTTGGCGGTGTTGGATGTGGAGCATCTTGTGCTATCCAGAATACGCTACCATCATCACCTAAATATTGTAACGGAATCCTGTTATTTGAAAAAACGTTAACACCTCTTAAATACATGAATTTTTGTTTAGTAAAAAGAGTGTTTCTGATTAATAAACCACCTTGTTTTAAAATAATTGTAGCGGGTAATAATTCATCAACAAACTTTTGAAAAAATGCATTATATTTACTCAGGAAAGGATATAAATTTGCAAAAGTATAACCATTTGAATGTAATGGGTCTGTAATAGGCAATAAACCTCTATCAAGATATTGTAAATAAATTTTTAATAATGCCGGATACCAACCACCTTTAAAATCTGATATTGTTTTTCTTGTTCTTACATTTATTAATCTTTGTTGAAGTAAATCAATAAATTCCAAAAATGATAATTTACTTATATCACCAAGACCATAAGTATCTGATACTATTGGAGTAAAAAATGAACTTAATGCAACAAGATAATAAGCACTGATAATACTGCCATATACAATACCTTTCGGTAAGAAAATTTCATATGGATTTAATGCATTGACATTATAATCTTTGAAAGGTTCTAATGCAATACCATCTACCAACATTTTAACATCAGCAGCACTATTTGCTTTATAATTAAGTTTATATACATATTTATTTGCACTGTTATTAAAATATATTTTACCTGAATTGAAACTATCTACTCTCACAATTTCACTACGGGCATTAATACTGTTACTACCAATAACTTGAACATAAGTTACTTGTATATAGGGATTGGTTGCCAGATATGCAATGAATGTAGGATTTTGAATAATAATATTATTTGAACCACCCACTGAATTAGCGGGGTCAAGAACATAGTCAGCAATGAATTGTGGAGTACCTTTAGTAAGTGCAATACCATTTACCGTTACTTGTATATCTCCACGTGGATAACTTGGTAATGGAATTATTGTTCCCAATATATTTGCTTTAATTCTTGTAACAATATATTGAACAGTAATACCACTGACAGGATAGGTATTACCGGAATAAATAAACGTTGCTTCAATTACATCTCTACGATTACCTGAATTTATAGCATTAGCCGTTAATAATGTGAATGTATTGCCTGAAACACTATAATCAGCTTTTATTAATTCTGTATATGTTCCACCCGTTCCACCACTAAATTCTTTTGGACCATTTAAAAGAATACCATTATAACGAACTTCAAGTGTGCCCTGAGTTTTATTATATGGTGTTGGAAGTGTAAATGTATTTTGTGTACCAGTATAACCCAAAGAAATATTAACATATGAGAATGGTAAAGTATATCCGGTTGAATTTATTGCAAAATCTTTTAAAACATAATCATATACATCATATTCAATACCTTGTGCAGTATCAAGTGCTACATCAACTTCTTTGGTATTTAATACTAATTTACTATCTAATTGAAAATATTGTGGTGTATCGTAATGAACTCTTGTAATCTCACCTGCCTGAACCCATGATTTTTTATTATCAACTGTTTGCATTAAACTAAATCCGGCATTACGGAAATTATTCATATATGCCTGTCCGCTATCAGTATCACCGGAAATTTGAAAATAAAAACTATTTGATTCCAACGGTGCTTGGGGATAACCACTATTATCATAAGGTAATGAACTATTTGGAAAATCTGCTGCATTTAAAAGTACTGTATTTGGATTTATTTTACCGTCTACAGTATAAATATATTCCGTTATATTTATAAATGGTGCTGGAATACCAATTAATAAAAATATTGCCTTAATTGCTTGACGTGTACCTTTAGATTTACAGAAAAAATTAGCATTAATTAAAATTCTTCTCCAAAGTTCAATATTAACTTCAGCAGGAAGTAAATCAGTATGTAAATTTCTTTCAGTTTCATTAATGCTAAAAATAGTCTGAACTAATTCAGATTCATTTACTAAATTAAAATAATTAAAACCAAATGTTTGTGCTAAATTACTTATAAGTTGGTCTGGAATGTTGTTTATTTTATTATATGTTACTGTATTAATATTTGTTAAAGCATCAATAAATTTTTTCACTTGGTCAAATTCCCAACCATAAACTCTTAAAAGTTTAGTCATTTTCTGTTGCTCGGTTGTATCATATGTTTTAATTGATAAAGGAGTTAAAAATCTTGCAATTAAATCTGTTTTAATTAAATCATATTTACCACCAATTGTTAACACCGAATTTAAAAACCTTTGATATGTTGTACCTTCTATATCAAGATTATATCCATCGGTTGTTGCCCATAGCATTGTTATATTTGAATAAATAATACTACCATCATCAAGAAGTGATGGGTCATTTATTTGAAATATAAAACCATTGGTATTATCTCTTTGTGAAACAATATATTTTTCATAATCAGGTAATAATGAACGAAATTCTTCAAAAACAACATTATTGGGTTTGATATTAAAACTATATTTATTAGTTTGTGTAATACCAGTATTAAAAGGAAATGGATTACCTAATGTTTCAATCCAAACATACGGAACACCAGCAGTATCACCAGTAAAGCCAATTACATAAAATCCAACTGTTGGATTTACCAATGTTGAAACCACATATTGATTATATGATATGTTAAGGTTTTTAATCGGCATATTATTGGGCACACTCATGTTTCCCTGATTAAAAACTATACCAAATGTGTTATCTATGAATGCTGAAGGTATTCTGAATTTATAAATATTGGTTATTGGATTACCAGTAAAATTATCAAAAGTTATATTACCGCCAGGATTTGTATTTGCATTTACGAATAAACTTCCGGGATAATTATCAATAATATCTTGTATTGAAACTCTGAAAAATTCATATGTTGAACCAAATTTAACAAAAGTATTCAGATTGGAATTATCAAGATTTAATACGGCATTTGTTTGATTTTGATGAAGTACTGCAGATTGGTCATTAGTAATTCCCATTGTATCCAAAGTAACCGGACGAACAAAAGTACTTAAGGTATTTGTATAGTCAATGGGTACTCTACCTGCAAAATTGGAAGTAACTGCAAAACTACCAAATTGAAATATAGTTTCGGATGTTGTATTATTAAATTTTGTACCATTTAAATTCTGGTCGAGATTAGCACCATTAATTACTTTTACATTTGCCACAATCTTTATATTTTACTATAAATACGATAATAAAAAAATCCCAATGCATTACATTGGAATTTTTAATGTCAAAATTTGAGTAAACATTAAAAAATTAAGATTTTAATGTTTGGTTATTATAAAACATTGTTTATTACATCATCAAAATTTTCAGTATTATCAATATTTGTTCTTTTTTGTTTT